AACAGCAGCACTTGCACCAGTGCCATTGACAAATCCAACATTGATTTGTGATCCATTTGTGTCGATTGTGCCAGTGGTCACTATATTACCATCTTGGCTTGTATTTCCGTTGATAGTTACATCACCATTAACGAGTAATGCTTGTATGGTTTTATTATCACCATCTATCACCACGTTACCATCAAACTTAGCAGCTAAATTAACATCCAATTGTGGCCCAAAATCTTGAGTCACAGAATCTGAACTTACATTTAATACTCCCTCATAGTTATTGCAATCCTTTTTTACACTCCCACACACTACAGGGCCATTTAAAACTGCGGTTCCAGATGGAGAACACTCTGGACTGCCTATGGGTCTTGAAACATCTCCTCCCGATGTTTTTCCACTAACGATAATTTTAGTGTGATTTACAACTGGATCGTTACTCATCCTAATCCTCCAAGAATAGCATCAATTTCACCACCAATAGTTCCTCTTAGTCTCTCAACTTCGGGAAGTAATGTCTCTCCAATTTCCGTACCTGGCCCTTCAGAAAATTCTTGTAAAGCCTGTGGAATTTCTGGATTTTGTAAAGCCTCTCCAAGCTCACTATCAGGTAATGATTTTAATTGTTTTGTTGCCTCATTTACTTTATCTGCAAATCCTCCTTTTTCAATTTTTTGAGTAATTGATTTTAATTGCTCACCAATCTCAGTCGTTCCCGATGTAAGTGTTGATGAATCTTTTATAATCTTTTCTAGGTTTCCAAACCCTTCAAAAGCTTTTTGTGAGTGACGTTCAATTCCAGAAAATAAACTTAAAGGCCCACTCGTAACTATATCTGCCTCTTGAGTCGCTCTAGTTACAAACTTTTCACAATTAATTCTTGCATCTGGAGCTCTCATATCGATCAATCGAGTTGCATCAATGAGAAGTTGTCCGTCCTTATTACCACCACCATCTGCAATAATGTTAATATTTCTTGCTCTCAATGTGATGTCACCATTTTTACATGTGACACCATAGTCACCTCTATGACAGTGAGTTATTTTTGCTGGGACAGATGTATTATCACCCTCATCTCTAACTTTTAAACCTTTACCAAATACTTCCAATCCCATGCCTGGCGTATTTATCACAAACTTACTGGTTCCAGGCCCTTTAGGATCTTTATTTTGGCCAGTGTCATTATAGAATCCAAGCATTTGACCGTCTTGTGTTTCTAGTTTCCAGTTTGACATACCATGATCTACATCCGTGTCGCCACTAGAAACAACATGTCTTTCAAAACATTTACGTTCATGCTGTTTGCCGTCATCCGTTGCGAATTTTGTCATTTTATTTTGTGATACAATCTATTACAGTAACAACAACGTCTTGAGAAATATTAGCAACCTGAGCTGCATCATCAATCTTCGTAAATTCAAGAACTGGGAATATTCTTGCAAGACTTCCTGTGTTGCTATTTATTGTCAATTTAGGCAATTCGGTAAATCCAAATCCAGCATTAACAATGTTTGCTCCCACTATTCTACCATCCACTATCTCTAACTCAACTTCTGCTCCATTATCAACAGTCACGGTGTCACCTTCTTCATAACCAAAACCTACGTTTTCAATAACAACATCAGATAATTTGGTTACATAGGATGTTGATCCATCATAATTTGCATTTGGATCTGGAATTATTTCTTTAACGTTTCCATCCATGTCAGTCTCTGTCGTGTTTGGTATATATTCATGACCACCAGCTGTGATTACAACATCTACAACCGAACCATCTTGAATACGAGCATAACCTCCAGCTCCATAACCATTATCACAACCATCAACAAATGAAAGTAAGGGTGGTTCTGTAAAATTATTTCCACCATTATCAATAGCTACACCAATGACATTTCCAAGAGCATTGACAATTGCACTGCCACTTGCACCTTCGCCACCACCTCCAATGAAATCAATTCTTGGTGGGCCACACTTAAGAACGTTAGTATTACAATCAATTTTTGGAATTGATGGAACACTGATATCTGGAACTAGACCATCTACCATATCCTTTAAACCCTGCGCCTTATTCTTAAGAGAGTTTAACCCTGCAATGTCAAGTATATTTTTAAAATCATCAACACCACTTATGGCTGTACCACCTTTTGAAGTAAATGCAGTATTTGGTGGGCAGTTTAAAACATCACAGTCAAGAGTGTTTGTCAATATATTAGCAAACTTAATCGCTTTAGAGAACGTTTTACTTGGTGGTTGAATACCACCACCACCACCAGCACCACCGCCTCCTGTGATACCATTTAATTGAGAGAATGTATCTCCAAGATTTGTGTCTAAAATATTATTAATCTGTCCGAACATATCACCTAGAAAACTTTCAACAGCACAGAGAGGAACATCTAAAACTGATCCAAGCATATTCTCTAAACTTTTTGTAAGATAATCCATCAATTGTTCATTAATTTTTTCAAAGTTACAAAATATCTTATCAGTCAAACCTTTAGTGGCAGAACTGACAGCTGGTTGAAGAGTGCTTGGTGTTTTATCTCTCATAGTTTTAGATACCTTATCTAAGGTATCTTGTATTACCCATGAACGACCACGACGCATCAACTTTGACATTGATTTATGAATTTCCATTGATGCTAATTTTATTTCTGACTCTCTACTAACAACACCACCGTATCGTGGATCAACGGTTAGTTTTCCAACATTCTCCAAGACATTCATCTCTTTGGTGAAATCTTTCAACACATTTGATATTTTTGATATTTCATTATCCTCACATCCTGTGGCATTTTCAAATTTAACGTTTGTATGAGAATTATTTTGTTTTGTTCCAACAGTTGAATTTGGTTTGACTGTTGCTAATTTTTTCCATTCCCTCAATGCTCTTAAATATAGACCTCTTCCATTACGATTTCGTGGAAAATCACTCACTTTTGGTTTAGGCCCTGATTTTTTATTAGCTACCAATACGGTTTGATTTTTAAAATTAAATGGCCATGGTGATTGTGGAGCTACTTTATCTTTTCCAGCTGCTTGTTTTACTTTTGGTGGAGTGTATGGTATAAATTCTGTTTGATTAAATGCATTAAACTGATCATCTGTTAATCCATCTCTGACAAAAGTTTGTTTAAATAAAGTCCCAAATATCACTGGTTGTTGTCCATCTACACCATCAAAGAAAAATCCAACCACGACCTCTCCACCTTGATAGTTCATAGTTTCTCCACGACCACCAGTGGTTGAAACACCAGGCGGTAGAAGAACATGTGCCATCGGTAAATCTTTATCTGGTAAGTCAGCATCATTACCATGATAACCCACAATGCGAACTCGACATCGATGAGAATAAACATCATCACCGTCTTCACCGTTCTTTCTTTCTTGAGAATCTGCCCACTCTCCCTTTTCTGGATCGGTCACTTGACCAATCCACCATTGCATAGGTTCTCTTCCTAGAAAATTTATAGCTGCTGGATCAAACATTTAATTAGTCGTCATAGATTAAACACTCAGGTTCATCTGGATGATTGTCACAAAATAATTCTAATGCATTTGGATCATGATGATCGCCTGCTGCAATCTCTTCCTTATGATGTTCTGCATACTCTTCGAGTTCATGTAACTCTTCCTTAGCGTGTCTTCTTGCTGCTGGGTTTGCTTGTGGGTCATCGATAATCTTCTTATCGTGTTCCATGTGATCTTCGATTGATTTCATAAGATTAGTTATTTTTTACTATTTAAGCGGTAAAGACATCACGAATTAAAGTTAGTTGCGTTTCAGCTGCACCAGCTCCAATTACATGTCTTAATTCAGATATTAAATATTTTCCACTCGGATCATTAGTTTTGTCATTTCCAGTTGAATCTGTTGGTGCTTCACCGTCACCTTTTTTCAAAGGTAACTTAACATCAATCATGAATCCAGCTCTCAATGTGGTGTTCAATGGAATTGCAATACTTAACGATTGAGAGAATAATAAGTTATTTCTAATATAAGATTTATTTTGATAAACGGCAAGCTCACTTAACGGTTGTACATCAGACTTTGCAGCACCAACTTGTGCGACTCCAAAGTCATTAACACGAAGCATTAATCGAGTTGGAAAGTCTTCAATTCCATCTAATAATTTAACTGGTTTCTTTAAATCTAACTCTGTAATTTTAAAATCAACCTCTTGATTTGTTTGATTTTCAATATCAATGTATATTGTTCGGTTGGCATACATTCCCATTCGACAGTTCATACCAATATCATTTGTTTGATTCAAATTATTTTGTAAAATTTTGAAAGGCCCGATATTAGGATCGTCTGGTTTATCAGTGTATGTATATTCTATTGGATCTTGTTTTAATAAATTTTCAATTGATTTAAAATGATATCCATCTAAATTTTCATAAAATAGAAATCCAAAATTAGTTTTAGATGATTGTGTTTTTGGACACAACCACTGAATCGTATCAATTGGTCTTTTTAAATTACCTATGAATGAATAAGAATTAGCAGCTTGATCTTTTTCTAATTTTTTCTCTGTTTGAATTCCTTTTTTATCTGATACTAATAACTCCTCAACAATGTTTGCGACATTACCAGTGAATTTTTTAGTAACTCTTGCAGTTTCATTAACAATCGTTTCAGTTGAAATAAACTCCAAAGTTGCAAACTGTTTATTTGTTTCAGTCCCCATATTTCTGACTGAGTTTAACATCATCTTATGATCATCTGTAATCTTAAACTTATCTACTTCTCCATCTTGAATTGTTAGATTTATAAATTCTCCGCCCGTAATTCCCTTTCGACCTAATACCTGATCAACATCAATGAAAGTAAGAGTCATTGAAATTGATGGACTTTCAATGCTTTCAAAATAATTAATGATTGGATTACCACGAACGATGTCATAATCCTCATCTAGAGAAGATCCTTCGTTTGGTCGTAAAAGACATTTAGTAATGAGAAATTGTGATTCAGCCATTATTGTATCAGTCTAGCAATTTCGGGTGGTAATTTATTAGTGTTCGGATTTGTTGATAGATATTGATTTTTGACAGTTCTAATAAAAGGTATTGATGATGAAGTTGGTCTTATAATAACCTCTGAAGTATTTGATCTGTTTGCTGGTGCAAGCACTGAGGTATCAGTCGCTGTTGTTGGTGGTGGCACCACAGCATCAATAACTTTTCCTAACAGAGACACATTATCAGTATCAGAAGATCCTTTCTTATCAAAATCAAATCGACCACCAGTTGCAAAATCAGCGGCGCCAGCAACAGTCGATAAAGTTTTCTCACGAGCTGTTGATAAGATGTTTTTAGATATGTTAAAAATACCCCTTCCACCCTCTTCTATAGACTCTTTAATAGTTTTTGACGCACCAACGATACTATCTTTTGCACCTGTTGCTACACCAGCAATAGTATCTTTTGTACCTGTTATTACATTAGAAGCAGTATCAGCTGCACCTGTTATTACATTAGAAGCAGTATCAGCTGCACCTGTAACGAAATTTTTTGCAACATTAAATCCCTTTTTAGCAAAACCAGCAACATTCTCAGCTTTCTCCTTAGCACTTTTGAGAAATTTAGTTGATCTATCTACAACTTTATCTTTAATATCAATGACAAGATCTTTTGCCTGTCCAATTTTTTCCTTTCCAAAATTAATTACCTTCCCAGCTGTCTCAAGAAATTGCTTTTTTTTCTCTGATAAAAAATCACCAATTGAACTTTTAAGAACGTTTATCTTGTCACCTAGATTGTTCTTAATGTCAGTTGCAAATTTAATTGATGCATCATAACCCTCTTTTATTTTGGAAAAAACTTTAGGTACTAATTTAAGTAATTCCTTACCTACAACTCCAAGAGCGATTGCACCAATTCCAACCGCCATTCCTATTAAAAGTTTTGGTATGAGGACAGGAAGTAATGGTAACGCTAATGCTGCGATACCACCAATCGCAATTGCTTTTAAAAGACCCGAAAGAAATCCACCACCACCTCCTTGTTCTGGCACTGGCGAGACTGAATCTTTTTTCTGAGTTGGTTGTGACAAAGCTTGCGCTCTATCAGTCATCGCTTGTTTTTGCTTTGCATCCTCAGCTTCTAATTTTTTATCTTCCTCAATATCTTTTTCAAGTCTCTTTTCAATCACTATATAATTTGCAATATCTCGAATCTCAGACTTCATTGTCTCGATTGTAATCGATAGACTATTAATTAAAGTTTTATTTGCTTGTATCGCACTCGCATTCAAATTAGATTGTTTTAAGGCATTACCAGCCACTTGACTAACTTCCTCAACTCGATTGAAGAAACTATCAATGTTTATTTTTTTATTTTCTTCATCCATACTGTCCGACACCTTCTGCTTGTTGTCTCTTTAGATTTTCCTTTTCAATATATTCCGTAAGAAGAGAAATATAAACCTCTCTTTCCCAAGGCAACATATTTTCAAGTTCCGTCAAGCTATATTTATGGTATTGCATGAGAGCAAAATTGATACGGAAATAGGATTCAAGATCCTCTCTTGCAATACTTAGGCGAAAAAATCAGCCAGACCCTCCAAAACCACACTTCCTTTTTCTTTTGTGTTTGGATTCACAACCTCAATTGTATGAGATAGTTTGGGCATTGTTGAAAAAAAGTTTTCTACCTTTTTATATTGACTTGAATTCAATTGTTCAACAAAATCCATTCTTTCTTGTGGAGTATAATCCTTAGTATCCCACGCATCCTCACCAGTGAATATTGTATCCATACAGTCAGCGACAACTCTAAAAGTTTTATCAACCAGAGTTTCAGCTTCATCGTTTGTATCAAAATTACTTTCGATAAACTGATTTAATGATGGATACTTCATCCGAAGAGTTAGTTGATCATCAAGTTTAATATCTTTTGTATGACCTTTTGGTTTTGTGACTTTGATTTCATCCACATAAATTGTGACTGGAACTTTTGTTTCTCCATCATCAGGGCATGTCACCGTAAGTTTAATATCTTCACCAATCGACTTAGCACGAATATTAAGGAACAAATATTCAATATCAAATGTCGGGAGACTATCAACATCAATTCCTTTTGTAAGGATACATTTTTTTAATACTTCTTTCACAGCATTTGTGATTCCCATTTGATCTTTGGATTCTAATGCTATGATCAGAACCTTTTCCTCTTTAACAAGAAAGGGTCGATATTTAACTTTTTTATTTGATGAATGTAGTTTTAACTCATAGGTTGGAGTTTCAATGGTTGGTAACGGCATAATAATTTGTTTGATGTTTTATTTAGATGAATCCAGCACCATCTCCTATTTGAACTTGAGGATTATTGTCAAAGAATTCTTTAAGTTCTTTTGCATTATTTTCTCTCTTAATTTTAAGATCCTCTTTAACCTGTTTAAGTCTTTCCTTTTGATTTCTGTTCAAAATATCTTTCGATGATAATCCATCAGCAGTAGCAACAGGTCTTCTCTTGACATCTGGATAATTAAAGGTTGTATGGAATCTATCATAGGCAAACTGTATAGTACATCTTAACACATTTGAGTCCCCATAGGCAACTCTCATTGATGTTAGGTTAGTTGGCCACGCATTGACAAATTCATAACTTGTCATGTCAGATTGATACACTGATCCTCTTGACTCTTTTATAAAGGTATCTCTTTCAAATTTTGTAATATGAAGTGTTTCCTTATAATCCTCTGGATAATTAAAAACTGCATATGCTCTTGGTGAATTTACACCATTAGCGACTGGATTGATATATGTCATCCAAGTTTCTAAAACCTCTAAAATCACATGATCTGCATCAACATAAAAGGCAAGATTTAGTGGGGGGAAATTTCTAAGATTTGGAAATGTTTCTTGAATGCCTTGAAAATGTCCAATTGCAGTTGATTCAACAAAACTTGTGCCAGGAATTTCAGCTTGTGTGCATAACAGAGACATCTTTGTCATGAAATCTGTTCCCTGTGTTCTTTTCTTTCCTGGCAATGCTCCTAACCATTCTGTATATTTTCCAAATGAAAATTTAACCTCATAAAAAGTATCAAGAGACGGGCGTGCAACCGTATCTCTAACTTTATCCACACTACCTTTAAATATTTGACCTCTTGATGGTATTGGCACGATAAATAAACTTAAGTTGTTATTACTATATATGAGCTATAAAGGAATATATAGGCCTTCTAATCCCAGAAAGTACAAAGGAGACTCAAAAAACATAGTTTATCGGTCTCTTTGGGAAAGAAAGTTCATGAATTACTGCGATTTGAATGAAAATATACTTGAATGGGCGTCAGAAGAATTTTGGATACCATATAAAGATCCAACAACAAATCGAGTTCGTAGATATTTTCCTGACTTTTTTATTAAATATAAAGACAAAGATAGCAATATTCGTAGATCAGTAATTGAAGTGAAACCGATGAGAGAAACAAAAGAACCAAAGATAACAAAGGGAAAATCAAGAAAGACTCTGATTAATGAATCAATGACATATGCCAAGAATCAGGCAAAGTGGAAAGCAGCAAGAGAGTTTTGTGATGATCGTAAATTAGAGTTCAAAATTATGACTGAAAAAGAATTGGGAATCAGATGAGTATTCTTCAGAACATCTTAAATAAAGTCAGTGATCAGGTGAATGAGGATTATTTTAGGAGTCAATTACTTGAGGAACTTGGATCGACAAGATTTGAAACTGATTATGCAGATACCGCTGGATTTGCGCCTGGCGAAATGTATTTTTTCACATACTCGGCACAGACAAAACAACCATATTATGACATGTATCCACTGACATATGTGATTGAAATGCGAACAGGTGGTTTTCTGGGATGTAATCTTCATTATGTTCGATTGACTCAAAGAGACGAACTTGCAATTAGCTTACTAAATAACTCTGCTCAGGGTGCAGTTGCGGTTCCTCCCCGAACTCTACATAAATATCTCTATACAGGTGTGAGAGGAACACCATATCGTATTCCTAATAGTGAATGGT